ACCACATTCCGCCCCTCAAACGTCCTGAAGAACTCATTCATGTTGGCGATCAAACTGTCCTTGAACATTTTCGGCTTGCCCCGGCGCTTGCCCCCCGTCTCGCTCCCCAGCCTCTCGACGGCATGGTCTAGGAGGGCAGCCAACTCCTCGCGCATGGCCTGCTGGATCTCGAGGACCTCCAACTTGGCCTGCTCGATCGCCTTGGCCCTCTCACGCGCCAGCAGTGCTGCCGATACGTTGGATAGGCTCTTCGGGGTGTCCAGCGTGAGGTATGAGTATTCAACGCCGAACGATCTCCGTATCACCTCTGCCAGGGGGTAGTCCTCGGCGTCGAACAGGTCTCTCAGCGTCTCGCGTGCCTGCTCCACCAGTGCCGGGTATGCGTCGATGAAACGGTCGATGCACTCACGTCGCCTCTCCTGGTAGGTTTCCAGGTACGTCTCAAACTCCTCGACCGTGGACAGTGGGACACGGTACATGCCATTTTTGAGTGCTCGACTCGGCAGGCTACGAGCGTACAGCCAGTGGCGTAGCTCGGTATCGAGGGCCGTCAGCCGTGCAAGGTCCGGGGATCTCAGCAATTCCTTGCTCACGTTGATCGAGTCCTTGTCTGCGTCCACCTCCACCAGTCCCGAGGCCACTCTGCGGCGGTTGCCCGGGATTGAGATTTTCAACGACAGGATCACGGTTGTGTCTGCGAGTCTATCGGCCATTAGATGCGTGCCTCCTCGTGCTGTTGTGTGTGCTGTTGTGCCGGTGGCTGCGAGCCACCGGGTTGCGCTTTGACGTAGTTGCGCCGCCCATCAATTGGTCCACCAGTCTGAGTAGATCATCGGCGTTGCGATGGTTCGCCGTGCCGATACCCTCGGTGGTGATCCTGAGGGTGCCATCGCTCAATATCTCGACCTGGATACTATCCATTCTCACCTCCTCGCCATCGTGTATTTGTTGCCGCTCTGCCGCACTCCCCAGCCGTACCGCTTCGCCGCCTGCCGGACGGCCATAGCGGCGTAGCTACGTTTGGTCGCATCGATCAGGCCCTCCCGGCCTTGCGGGACTGTCAGCGTCCCGGTCTCGACCACCCGCCTGGCCTGGGCGTGGGCCTGGGCCTGATCAGAGGCGAGTCCGGTATCCATCAGCGCCTCGGCGAGTAGCTCGGCATCGACGGCCCGGAATTCCACGGTCGTTGTCCGAACCTCATAGCAGGGCATCACTCCTCCTGGCCGGTGGCCTTGGTTCTTGCGGCCTCTAGTCTGGCACCAAACTCCAGCATCTCAACCACTAGGTCGCGCCCTTCGCCCTGCGATAGACCGTTCCTGCATAGCGCGACGGCATATCGAAACATCCCAGGCCAGTGCGGCGTCAGGTCGATGGTCTCAGGAATAGTCTCGTCCAGGTTTCTCATGTCATCCTCCCTTCCAGCTGGAAGTGCCGATTGGGTAGTTGGTGTCCGGTGTCGCTACTGGGACGGCCCGTCCCGCCTCTAGCTCGTCCCATAACCAGCTCCCGTCAGCCTCTAGGTCAAGCCCCGCATTGTTGTCCAGGATGTCCAACACCTCGGTCGGGCTGGTCGGCACCTCAGAATGGTGCAGAGGGCCATAGCCCCTGGAACCGGTGAGACTATTCTCCTCGTAGGCATACAGGTCACCACTACGATGCTTGATTATCGCTACGCCTTCCATATGTCAACCTCTCCCTCTGTTACTGCTATCGTCGTTAGCCGCCCTGGCAGGCTCATAGAGCCATGATTTGCCAGGGGGCTAGGGTTTTGTGCCTATGCGGTATGCGCTTGCGGGTCATCGGGGCCGGTGAACACTGCTGGCATATGGGTAGAGGCATCAAGGGCATGGATAAACCACCCGCCATACCCAGACGGCTCGTCATAATCGAATGTGGCCTCCTCGAACCACGGGTGGATGGTAGCGTCTACCCACCCGCCACCCATGATGCCTATATCCCGCTCTGCCTCGTGGTGTGTCCTATACATGGTCAGTCCTCCTCTGCTATCGCCGCCGTGGCCCCTGAGCGGCCCGTAGCGGCGTCTATGACATCGCCAATGCCCACCCCGTCGGGCCGTTCCGTCTCCCTCCCTCCCATCTCAGATTCTTGCCGGTGGCCCGAACCGCCGGCCCGGTTGAGACCCGCCCCGACTGGATGCCGGGGCGACGCTTCGGGCTTAACTCCCTCTGTCCTTTTCCAACTGTTCAATCACCTGTGTCCAGTCGACCGACTCGATGGCCGTGCGGAGTCCGACCGTCTGGAGGTAGTCAATGAACCCGTGGCCGTCGGCGTAATAGCTGTCGAGGTCGTCAAAGCCATATCTTGCCCACGTTTCAGCTTCAAGCTCTGCCGGACTGACCATCCTATATTCGCGCCGTTCCTTGCCGGTCGGCGTCGACCTCCATCGCTCTCTCAACTCTTCCCAATCGTGCGTTAACTCATCGACTACCAGCCATGTAACTTCGTTCAGTTGCTTCATTAGATAGACCCCTTCGCTGCCGCTATATGCCTACACTCCGGGCGGGTCGTCCCGGTCGCCGACCCGCAACCCTCGCAGACCCACCCGAACCGATACCGGTGGACGACCACCGAGAAGCTCGACTCGGTCTGGCCGAACGGGATCGGCTGCGTCTCGTCCCTGACCAGATACGTCCCCTCTATCGGGCATTCCACGACGCTCATGCCAGCACCCTGACAGCGGCCTCGGCCTTCTTCCGCATGACGAGGTCGTGCATCCGCTGGCCGTGGATGGGGTAGCGATGGACGAGGCTGTCTGCCTTCGTCCGTCTCAGCGGCTGACCGCACTCGCACCGATTCCAGCCGGGGCCGTATCCCGTGAACTTCTTCATGTCTCCGTCTCCCGCCCTGTAATTTGACCAGTCCTTGAGACATCTGGTCTGGGGCTTTTACCGGGGCCGAAGCCCCGGCCTCTCAGCCGTCTAGTCCCTCTGCAATTGATCCACCCATAGCATAGCCTCGCGCTTTGTCCGGAAGGTTCCGATCCCTTTCGGAAACTGCACTTTCCACTGGCCTATTTTCGATGACCACCGAGGCTCCTCTTTCCACAAATCACCAATCTTTTTCTTCTCTGGCAACCTTCTCATCGCCAATCCTGATCCTATGTGATCCCATTTATCCATCGTTGTCTCCTTCTCGCGCCGTTGGCCCGACGCTGGCGCTTATGTGTCTCTAGCTGTCTACCAGTCGCCCCAGGTGCATATGGGCGCACATTTGGACTCCTGGCAGGAGTGTGGCCCGGTTGCGTGCCCGTCATACCTGGACGAGCGGCCCCATCCCTGCCTAGGTGCGGCCCCGGCTCGAAGCTCGTCGCACCTGGGACAGCCGCCCGTCAGCCGTCCGAACACCGGCCCACCACAGGTATGCACCGCCTCGACCTCGACCTCCGGCTCGGCCCTGGTGCGGCCCCGAAGCAGGGCGTGGATGGCCGAAGCTTCGGCCTTGCCGATGGCCGGGTCCCGGTCAATCGCCGCCTGTATCGCGTCCGCGTTATACGTCGCCATGTCTCATCCTCCCCCGCCGTTAGCCCGGCGTTGGCGCTATGTGGGTGCTATCGGGCCCAGAGGTAGGCGTAGAAGTCGCGCCACTCGTGAAGGTATTGGCCGGTGCCTGTATTGGCAATGTCTACCGTGTATTTTTCGCCGTCATCAGTGAGCGGATTCTCAAGGAAAACAAGGCACCTATCGCAGTGGTTTGGGCTATCGGCTTCGCCGCCACCGTCTACGTATGGGCCCTGGGGCCAGAACTCGGAATCATTGGGCCAGCTTGAAGGGACATATCCGTTACCGTCGGCCAGGAGCTGGCGCTGGATCGCGTGGCCGCAATCTCCACAGTAGATGGCCGCTTTGTAGACGTAGGCGTTCATGGTTAGCTCCTTGTCCAGTTTGGCCGCTGGATTCCCGGCGCTTGTGGTTGCTATGGCCGCTGTACCCGTATATCTAGCTACCTATGCCAATCATTGTGCCGTTCTGGTTTTCGACTGCTACCACGAACCCGCTCTTGTCGTGCTTTGCGGCACCCTTGGCTCTGAGCCCTGCCACAACCCCGGGTGCATCCAGGAATCGCATATCATCCGAATCGGCGTCGATCACTGGTATCGCACGGCGTAGCTTGTGGCTCAGGAATGATTCTGGTAGCGCTTCACCCTTGGCGGTATCGAATACGACTGCAATGTTCTTACCAGATTCCAACCAGCCATTTGCACGATAACGATTAGCCGCTGTTTCGGCGTATGAGAATGTTAGGTGGTAATTTGCGGGTGCAGTGGAGCGCACTGATATCGGAGCCTTGGTGTAGTCATAGAAAATCACGTCATGGTACTTGGCGAACAATTCCGGATATACCTTCTCCCAGACGATATCGGTCGTGCCGTTCAACCTCACGGCAGCTTTCATGCCTTGGCGGAGCGCCTTAGCTCTGAGCGCGCCAACCTCGGTGTCGAGTTTAGCCTTGAACGCTGGTCGGCGTTTCATGAACATTTCCGTGCGCCATATCATTGCCTTGGATACTGTGGTTTTCGCCCAATCGAATTCACGACTTGCCAAGGCATTAGCGCCTTGGTTCATTCTTCCGGAACCGATGCCAAGGCAAACCGCTCTACAGCCGTCAGTCGCCCATGGGCAGAGGTTGCCAAGGCCACCGCTATCGGATGGTGCCAGATACATCACGGCGTTCAAGATTGGCTCCGATAGTGCCGCCCCGACTGCGTTTGATTTGTCCAGCTTGTAGCTTGTACCGAGGAGGTTCGTCATCAGTGCTTTAGCTCCTTTACATCGATTAGCCCCGATGCTGGCACTTGTCAGTACGGACGTTCTGTTAACAGATCGATCGTAGCGAGGGTTTAGGTGGTCAAGTGGTGTCCATACACACTATGAACCGCTATAACCGCTGTACGTCGATTCAGCGATCTCGGAGGCTCTGCGTCTCGATCAACCACTCTACGTACTGCGACACGCTGCCCTTATCGCTATCAGCGACCTTCTCGCGCAGCCTGTCGCGTGTCTCTACGGGCATCCTGACGCCTACCACAACAGTCTTCTGGCCAGTATGGTACTGGCCGAGCCGTCTACTCTCAGTCTCAGTCATGCATCGCCTCCTTAGGGTGATGTAAGTTTCTAGATGCCTCGTGGCACCCTCGTCGGGCCGGTCGATTCCGGCGACTCACTACGGACGGGCGCGCGCTACCGCTACCGTCCGTAACACAGTTAAGAGGTTTTGGTCTGTGTTGAATCTCAGGGTCCCAATCCCTGATTCCCCGTATCCGTGCCGCAGGGATCGCTAATCCCGTTATTGGTAACCGCCATTTTGGGGTTTGGGTTAAGGGCGTATGTCTGGCTGCCCGGTCCGTGTAGTGTTGGTGCTCTGTGCTTCTCCGTGCTCGCTTGTGTTTGGACGTGATTATGCGGGACAGAAGGAACAGTACCATACTGATATAACTATGTCAAGGTGTATGATTGTCTGGACACCAGAACGCCGATACCCGAGGAGTTAACTGATGCCACGACCAATCACCATTAAGCAGGAGAGATTCGCCAGGGAGTACGTGAGCAACGGCGGCAATGCGAGCGCGGCTTATAGGGAAGCGTACTCGACTCAGAACATGGCGGAGACTACCGTTTGGCGCTCTGCCCATGAGACGCTACATAAGAGCATAGTAGCCGCAAGGGTAGAGTCTCTACGCTCTGCTGCCCTGGAAGCTAGCGGCGTGAGCCCTGAGCAAGTTATAGCCATGCTCCAAGAGGATAGGCTTCAGGCTAAGGGCCTTCCCACACCACAGCTAGGCGTGGCTGTCAGGGTAGACGAATTGCTAGGCAAGACTGCGGGTATGTTCGGGGATAGGTTGGAAGTGGAGCTTTCGATCAGGGCGCTCGTCGCCCACCTGGATGGTATGGACGATGGCGACGTGGCCAGGCTGGCCGGGGGGGTCAAGCCTGGGAGCTTAGGCGATGGGAGCCAGGGTGACCAGGATTCAACAGAGAGCGACGGAAACGACGTCTGGTAGGGGATTGGACGCCTTGCCTGGTAGGGACGCTGTGTGTGGCAGCTAGGGGCCTGCAAGGGTAGGCCACGGCGGTATCGGGGGAGCGCGATACGGACAGAGGAACGCGCGTCGGAGTCCCAGAGGTATCAGGGGACTCCTAAATCCCACAGACAGAGTTTGGCTTATTTGGGAGTTTGGTTTCTTGGGAGGGGAGTTATGATACAGGGAGAGTTGGTGGAGTGTGATGAGTGTGGGATTGAGGGGACGGGGGAGGACATCGGGGTCTGTGGTGAGGAGTTGGGGGTTCCTGGCGTGAGTTATGTCTGTCAGGACATCATCTGTCCGGATTGTCGATCTGGTTCATCTCGGCTGGGAGGGGATGTGGAGCGGTGACCTGGTCTGGTGTTCCCGGGTGGTTTGGGGTGGGAAGAGTCAAGGACCTCGGCGGGTTCGGTTGGTACCCACCGAGGCCCTGGCTCAGGAGGCGATGCCATGTGGAGGCATCGGGTTGATTGTATCATATCCGGAGTTGTTAGGAGTTCTGTTTTGTGTTATTCCTGATATGGGAGTGAGAGGAGATGTGACCCGGTGGTTACGGGAACATTGACGGCGGCACAGCGGGAGCAGTTGGGTTATGCGGCGGCGTACAAGGCTGCCTCGGGGAGTTTCGTCGAGTTCCTGGACTGGGTCTACATCATGGAGCCTCCCCAGCCCTTGCTCGGTCGGGAGGGGGGGAAGACGTTATTCGTCAAGTGGCCTCATCTGATGGAGTTCGCCCGTTTGTTGGAGAACGAGCGGTTGATCAACGTCCTGAAGGCCCGTCAGGTCGGGGTGTCGTGGACGATAAGTGCGTATGTGGTGTGGTTGTTCTTGTTCCGGAGCGGTGCCCAGGTCATGGAGTTGTCCAAGGGGGAGTTGGAAGCTCAGGACCTGTTGTCGAAGGCCAAGTTCATCTACAAGAATCTACCCCCGATCTGGTTGGAGGTCATCGGGCAGGACAGTGGGGGGAGTTTCACCGTCAAGGGAGAGGCTGGTTCCCGGATAGTGGCGCTCCCTTCCACGGAGGATGCGGGTAGGGGGCCTGCCGTCACGCTCGTTGTCCAAGACGAGGCTGAGTTCCACAAGTACATGGACGCGAACTACCTCGCGGTGAAGCCGACCATCGACGCCGGGGGTCAGATGGTCATGGTCTCCACCGTCAACAAACGCAAGGCGGTCTCGCTGTTCAAGAACGTCTACCGGGGCTCTCCGGGGAACGGCTGGGTCACGTTCTTCATCCCGTGGACCTCCCGACCGGGACGTGACGAGGAGTGGTATCGGAGGACCAAAGAGGAGGCCGGAGACCTCCCCGAGGCCCAGGAGATGGGTATCGACCTGTACATGGAGCAGGAGTACCCGAGGAGCGCCGACGAGGCCCTGGCCCCCGCACGCGCTCTGTCGGTGTTCGACCAGGACGTTCTCCGTCAGATGGAGCAGGACTGCAAGAAACCCGTGACGCGCAGGGGCCCCATCAACATCTATCAGAACCACCAGCACCGCAAACGCTACACAGCAGGCTCCGACACTGGCCACGGGGTGGGACGGGACTACTCCGTGACGGTGGTCCTAGACCGGGACACGGGATATGTCGTGGCGGACATAATGTCCAACTCGATACAGCCGGACGACTTCACCTACCAGTCGATCGGTATGCTGGCAGAGTACGGGAACCCCGTGTGGGCGATAGAGGACAACGAGTGGGGGAAGACCGTCATAGACGCCGCCCAGGACGCCCGTTACCCCCGTCTGTTCAAGCAGAAGACCCGCAGGGGCTCCGAGGTGGTCGGGTTCCACACGGACGGCAGGAGCCGCCCGATACTCTGGAACGACCTGCGAGAGGCCATCGACAACCACCACGTAATGATCCCCAACAAGGCCGGTCTGTCCCAGTTCTACTCGGTGATCTACGATCCGAACAAGGGGGACCGACCGCAGGCGATGGAGGGTGCCCACGACGACTACCCGATGGCCCTGGGAGTTGCATGGCAGGCGCGTGGCAGGGCGCACTCCCCTTCGAGAGAGTCGGTACTCATGCCCGCTATATGGTGAACAGGGAATAATGGATATCAAACAGATGCCTGACGAGAAGCGTGTCGCAGACGCGATAGGGTACTACCATCGGATGTGGCAACAGGCCCACGACCAGTGGGCGGACTACGACTCCTTCTACCAGTTGGAGTTCGATGTCTGGGACGAACGTCAGTTCAGAGACCGTCCCTCCTACCGTCGATCGAGGCCCCGGAACCTGGTGGACCACGCTGTGGACACCCAGATGATCTACCACCCCAACGTCAAACGAGACACGGTGGGAGAAGCGGGGGATGCCCAGGAGAGGACCGACCGTCTCCGGGACGGACTCGCAGCGGTCATACGGGAGTCGTCTCTC